ATCTTTGCAGGTTTTGTTTCAGATATTGAGCGCAGTATTCAATCATACGGATCAGTTGGCTTTGCAACCACCACACGCATTACAGGCGTTGGCTCACTAGCTAGATTAAATAGGCGTTTGGTTGGCGGTTCAGGCTTTAGCAAAGAGTTTGACGGTACTCGTATTTACAACATTATTCAAGAAGCCACAGCTGAGCGCTGGCAAGATACTCCAGCAGGTGTTACTTGGGCTAGCGTTGATCCAACACTCACCTGGAATACTTACAATCCTTATTTAGGCAACATAGATACACCTGGCGATTATGAGATAGTTGCTTATTCAGACGGCGCTACTAATGCTTTTAACCTTGCTGGTTTAGTTGCTAATAGTGCCAGGGGCATACTTTACGAAGGCCGTGACGGCAGGCTTAATTACGACGACGCAAGCCACCGAGTTAATGAAGTTAGTGCCAATGGATTTACTACTATCCCGACTAACGTAATACTAGCCAGTAACTTATCTACTATTGAGCGTATGTCTGATCTTGCTAATGACATAACAGTTATTTACAAAAACGGACAAACCGAGTCAGATACTAACGCCGGGTCAATTAGCGAGTATGGTCAGTTAGCCGTATCTATTACTACTTTACTTGAGGAAGAAGCAGCTGCTTTAGCGGTGCTAGATCTTTATTTAACTACCCGAGGTTATCCTCGCCGATCCCTTAGCAGTATCACGATACCTTTACAGCTTGACTCTATGACCAATATCTTGCGTGACGATCTTATTGAGGTTTACAACGGTATGCCGCTAGAGATTAACCCACCGGACACAATTTACGAGAATAACTTTGCTGGGTTTGTTGAAGGTATAACCTGGACAATTAACCAATATGAAGTATTTTTAACGCTTTATCTGACAGAATACGCACTAAGCGTACTAGCACAGAATTGGAATCAAGTTTCGCCTTTAGAGGCTTGGAATACGGTTTCAGGTACACTAGACTGGGCAGAAGCCCAAGTCGTAGCATAAGGAGCAATAATGGCAACAACACCTAATTACAGCTGGGTAATGCCTGATCCTACCGACTTGGTTACGGATCTACCAGCTGACTTTGAGATATTTGGCGACGCGGTTGACGCAACCGTTTACACAATAGATCAAGAAGTAGATACAACTCGTACAACCTCTACACTTAACGCACAAACAGCCTCTTACACCTTGGTCTTAGGTGACGCAGGCAAAACTATTACTATGAGTGTTGCAAGTGCTAATAACTTAACGGTGCCGCCCTTTGCAGATGTAGCCTTTGCAACTGGCACAATGATTAACGTGATACAAATTGGCGCAGGTCAAACTACTTTAGTTGCTGGATCAGGTGTAACAATTAACAGCAAAAGTGGCAATTTAAAAATTACCGGACAATACTCAGGAGTTTCGCTTTACAAGCGTGATACTAATACTTGGGTTGCAGTTGGAGATTTAAGTGCATAGGTTGATCGGAATAAATAGTTTTGGCAAAGGAATACTAACTGTCGATTATTTAGTGGTTGCAGGTGGCGGTGGAGCAGCTAGTGGTGGCGGTGGCGCTGGTGGTGTGCGTTCAACCGTTGGCGCAACAGGTGGCGGTGGGAGTTTAGAAAGCGCCTTAACTTTGTCACCCTCAACAAGTTATTCATTCTCCATAGGTGCCGGTGGAACTTTTGGAAGTCACGGAACCGTACAAGGAACAAATGGATCTAATACAACTTTTAGCACTATTACTTCTACTGGTGGCGGTGGCGGTGGTTGTGGAGAAACTGGCTTATTTAATGGAAAAACAGGTGGTTCAGGTGGTGGCGGTGGATACAACAGAACTGGAACTGGTGGTACTGGTACAACAAATCAAGGTTTAGCTGGTGGTAACTCTACTTCCGGTGTTACTGGCGGTGGCGGTGGCGGTGGTGCTGGCGTGGCTGGTACAAACGGTCAATCAAGTAATATCGGTGGTGCTGGTGGTAACGGTATTTCTACAAACATTAGCGGTTCTACACTTAGTTATGGTGGTGGTGGCGGTGGCGGCTCATTAACCGTAGGTGCTATTGCTGGTGGAACTGGTGGTGGTGGAACTGGTGGTCGTGGTGATACTCCTAATACTGCTGGAACTGTTAATACCGGCGGTGGCGGTGGTGCCGCTAACTCTGCGGACGGTAAAGAAGGCGGGTCAGGAATTATTATTTTAAGATATCCTAGTGTTTTTAATATTTCTGTTTCAGGTGGCACTTCTTCAACAACTACGAGTGGTGCAAACAAAATTACTACAATAACTGCTGGTTCCGGAACTTTGAGTTGGTCATAATGGCACATTACGCGTTCTTAGACGACAACAATTTAGTCACAGAAGTGATAGTTGGTGTTGATGAATACATTACTCAAACAGACTCAAACGGAACAGATATTGGTGGTTCATCTGAGGCTTGGGAAACTTGGTACGGCGACTTTAAGGGACAAGTTTGCAGGCGTACTAGTTATAATGGCAACTATCGCAAGAATTATGCTGGCATTGGTTTTACTTATGATCTTAAACGTGACGCTTTTATTGCACCTGAGCCTGTTAATAACATTGGGTTTGATGAGGAAACTTGTCGGTGGATAATGCCTGTAATAGATGAGGAAAGTTAATGTATCCAGTACAGGGCTACACAATTAGCAACCACTTTGGGGTTAAAAACGATCGTTACAAAGCTGGTTACCACACAGGCATAGATATTAAAGCGCCTGCTGGTACGCCTGTCGTATCGGTTAGACCTTGCAAAGTAGTTGAAGTAAGCAATTACCCGAGCTGGGGCGAATCTTACGGTACAGCAGTTATTGTGGAGTTTAGAAACGGCCTTAGGGCTATCTATGCTCACTTATCTAAAACGACAGTAATCAAAGGCCAGGATCTAGCTGAGGGCGCTATGTTGGGCAAGGTAGGCACGACTGGCAACAGCACGGGGAACCACTTGCACTTTGAACTGCGCGAATCGCCGTACAAATATGACGATCACTTAGACCCTACTGATTTAATACTGCTGACAAACGAGGATAAAGAAGTAGCCAAGAAAGCAACTGCAAAGAAGGTAGCTAATGCCAAAAGCCCAGGAAAGCCCAAGCCTGCAAATACAAAGGCTACTCGCACAGATAGCAGCCCTAGCGTGTGATGTACCTGCCGTTGCTACTAACTACGTTTTAGTCGTTGAGTATTTTACTGAAACCGGCGATTATTTTGTAGATATGTTAAGTAGTGATGAGCAACCAATATGGCGCACCCAAGGCTTAGTGAATTACGCAATAGAAAATCTATCAGACGAAAGCGATGACAATGATGAAGATGACGAGTAAAGAAGGCAAGCAAATTGGTTTAGCACTAGGAGCGTTTCTAGCTGCCTGGACTGCTGCTAATTATGAACTAACCGCACAGGCAATACTTGGATCACTTGCAGCTGCAATAACCGGCCTGATAGCACCCCAAAAGAAGCCATAATGTTTATTGACGCTAACCTAATTCTGTCGTTTGCTACGCTACTATTATCCTTAATGGCAATACTAGGTAGCATAGTTAGAAAACTGGCAAAGATAGAAGCCCAGGTACTACCCAACAGCGGATCTAGTATCAGCGACAAAGTTAATAGCATAGATAAGCGTTTAGCAGTCCTAGAGGCTCAACTTAATAAATGAAGCGCATACTGATCGTATCCGATCTGCAAATTCCCTACCACGATAAGAGGGCAGTTGCTAATCTGATCGACTTCGTTAAGCGTTACAAACCTGATCAAGTAGTCACTATTGGTGACGAAATAGATATGCCGACTATTAGCCGTTGGACGGCTGGCACAGCTGGGGCTTACACAGGCACACTAGCTCAAGATCGTGACGAAACTGTACGCATACTTGAAGCGCTCAAAGTTACAGATGTAATTAGATCAAACCATACAGATCGTTTATTTACCACTATTGCACTCAAAGCACCTGGACTACTTGGAGTACCTGAATTAGAGCTGCCAAACTTCTTACGCTTTAAGGAGCTTGGTATTAAATATCACCGCAAGCCGTTTGAGGTAGCACCTGGTTGGGTAGCGCTTCACGGCGACGAAGGCAGCACAAACTCTACACCTGGTTTAACGGCTCTAGGATTGGCTAAGAGGCACGGAAAGAGTGTGGTGTGTGGTCACACCCATAGGCTAGGGCTAACGCACGTTACAGAGGCTTCTGGGGGTGTTTTAGGGCGTATCCTGACAGGCTTTGAGGTCGGTAACTTAATGAACTTTAGTAGCGCCCATTACCTAAAGGCAGGATCAGGCAACTGGCAACAGGGCTTTGGCATACTTTACGTTGATAACAAATTGGTAACGCCGTCAATGATTCCTGTGCATAAGAACGGATCGTTTGTGGTCGAGGGCAAAGTCTACGGAAACTAAAAACCCCTAAACGAGAGAGGTGTTTAGGGGTATCGCTTAGTTTGAGACGGCTGCGACACGCCAAATCATAGTGTTTGACTGATCACCTTGCAAGTGTCGGGCATAAGTGCTTAGATCTGTCTAGGCGGTAAATCGCCGCTACTAAGAGACGGAGTAGATATGCTGGAAGCACTAGAACTAGCTTTATGGCTAGTGATTTTATTTATCTGGACTGGCACTTGGTTTGCTTTAGGCAAACTAAAGGGTCAAATGGAAGCTGAGAAGTATCAGCAATTACTAGGCGACATAAGCCGCGAGAAGCAAGCACACAGCAAGATTATTTACGATTGGGCTCGCTATGGGCTTTAATCTTGAGGACTATCAAACCGTTGCTGAGCGCTTAGATATTGCTCATAAAGAATACCTAAACCTTCGTGTGATTACTTCCCTGATTCACATAGAACGCAACAAAGACGGATTACCAACTCATTACATATGCAAAGCAGAAATATGGATAGGTGATTTATTAAAGGCAACTGGTTGGGCGGACGAGATTGTCGGGAGCAGTCAAGTAAACCGAAATTTTAGCCTTCCTAATGCAGAAACGAGTGCAATTGGCAGAGCTTTAGCAAATATGGGAATTCAAGGTAGCGATCCAAAGAAAACACGCCCTAGCCGTACTGAAATGGCTAAAGTAGTGCAAATGGTAAAACCTGAAATTCAAGCAGTAAAGGACGCTAATCCGCTTGACTGGGGTAGCGATTTGCCATTACCACCTGAGCCACTAGATGATCCGTTTGGCGATTGGAATACTTGGACACCCTCAGATAATCCACCTGAGCCTAAAGCTGTAATTAACTCAACTAATATGCCAGCAACACCTAAGCAATTAGGGTTTATTCGCAAGTTATGTTCAGAAAAGGCCTTAGACGCTTACGAGTATGCAACTAAAGAGCTGGGCTACAAAGTAGAGAGCCTAAACCAATTATCTAGGGCTAATGCTTCACAACTGATAGAGAGCCTGAAATGAGCTTAGAGGGTATGCCGCTTATTTACACGTTGCCTAATGAGTTTGCTGACGCTAACGAGTGTCCAGCCTGTGTAGGTATGGGCTATTGGCTCAAATTTGACAATGACAATGGCGAGATAAAAGAAATTAAAGAAACTTGTGATCGTTGCTTAGGTAATGGTCTATTTAGACAAGAAATGAGAGAGAGTGATGATGACAATAAGTGAGAAGTTAGACTCAATGGAGTCAATAATAGCTACAATGATTGAAATGCAACAGCAGCAGCTGAACGCATTACTGGTTATGAAACAGGCGTTGAAAGAGGTGGCTTGTGACTATTACGCCCAATGAACCAATAGAGATAATCCCTAGTCGTCCATATTATGACGATTGGAGTGATGATGATACAGACTGAATACGACCTATTTAACTACCTCAGAAACATAGTACCTGATCTAACTGCTAGCCCTAATCCATACTCAGTCTATGACTGCTGGTCTAAACGCTTTAATATGTATGTTGAACTCAAATGCAGGCGCACCCATTACGACAAGCTGCTTATTGAATACACTAAATATCAAAGATTGGTTACTACTGCCTTTCTAGGCAGATATGTGCCATACTATGTATGCTCAACACCAAACGGAGTATTTGCATTTAATCTAATTAACCATAGCCCTGAGTGGGTGTCTGAGCTTATGCCAGCAACTACCTTTGGCAACCAAACCAAGATACCTAAAATGATTGGCTACTTACACACAAGTGAGGCTGAAAAGATATGGGAACTTCCGATTTTAAAATAAGTAGATGTGTATGCGGTGCGTGGCGACACGCCAATAGAACGTGTATCACTTGCTCAAACTTGACAAAGCATTACACTCAGCAGGCAGCGTCAGCGGCTTCCGAGGCCAGGCAGAGCGCCCCGAAGGGCGAACTCTTGCCTAAGCGATTTAATTAGGGTTTGCTTATGCTTGTGGATATGTTGATAACCATAATGCTTTACTCACAAAAGCCTAGTATCGAACAACCCTTACCTGTGGATAAACGGATAGAACGGTATGTAAGTAGAAGCTATGATCGTACTAATGCCAATTGCGCTTTACAGATCGCACATAAAGAATCAAGATTTAACCAATTCGCTTTATCTAGGGACAAGCAATACTGGGGCGTATTCCAATTGGGTCATACTCAATCCGATAATTGGACAATGCGAAGGCAGCTTAGGTTGGTTAGTGAATACATACAGCATAGATACAAGAACTGGTGCAATGCTTGGGTTCATCATCAGCGCCACAACTGGTACTAATGGCAACATACGATAAGCGTTGGCGCAAGATAAGACTCATAGTATTAAAGCGTGATGATTACTGCTGCTACTACTGTGGTGGTACAGCTACAACTGTGGATCACATACACCCCATATCCAAAGGCGGTGCTATGCACGATGAGAACAATTTAGTAGCTGCTTGCATATCCTGTAATAGTGGCAAGAAAGACCGTACAACAACCCCTGGGGCTTTTTTTAGGAGCAAAGGACACCCACGACCCCCTCTTTCCTTTTTACCCCCAAATCAGACTGAGCGCGTTCCTTCGCCGTTCAAGCAACCCGACTAAGATCTATTCAATGCTTAAAGAAACCGATCGAAGCCTGACGACACCTAGTAGTACGAGCGAACTGCTATTAGGACAAACAAAACCAAGGCTTTACACACCCTTTAGAGATGATCTACCAACAAAGGGGCAAGAACTAATCGACTTTGCTAATAGTTTGGATATGCCGTTAATGCCTTGGCAAGAATTAGTCGCAACTGAGGCACATCGAATTAAGCCTGACGGTCGGTGGGCTAATAGCCAGGTGGTTGCGCTGGTATCTAGGCAAAACGGCAAGTCGCACTTAATGAGATTACGAATAGCGCTTGGTTTAACCGAATGGGGCGAGAAGTTGCAGATCCTCTCAGCTCATAAGTTGGCAGTATCACTAGAACACTTTAACCAGGTAGTAGAACTGTTTGAGAATTACGATCACTTAGCCAAACAAGTCAAGAAGCTACGCCGGGCTAATGGGCAAGAGGAAATTCAAATGCT